GATCGCAAGCCGTGGGAGAACCCCGTGACGCTGGCGCGGGCCTACGCCGAGTACGGCTCGGCTGAAGGCGTCGCTGACGCCTGGGGCTGTTCCGAACGGACGATCCGAACGTGGCTGCACGAGCACGACGAGATCCGCGTCAAGCGACAGGGTCGACGGCCGAGCTGGGAAGACACCGAGCCCCCGAACCACGTCCTCGAAGACGACGAGGGCTACGAGATCGTCGAGGCGTTCGTTCCCGTCCGCGACGACCGTGGCGAGCTCGTGAAGATCGAACGCAAAGCCGTCCGCATGCACCGGCTGATGTGTGTCCTCGAGTGGGGGTTCGACGCCGTCTGCGACATGGAAGTGCATCACCAGGATGGAATGAAGTTGCATAACTTGCCGCGGAACCTGGTGCCGCTCGATCACCTGACGCACGCGAACATGCAGACGCATCGGCGCTGGCGGATGCCCTGGGTCGGTGACTACGAACAGGGCGACCCCGGCCCAGTGGACGCGTAGTGGGTTACGTCTGGTGCGTATCCCACGTGTCGCGCGCGTTTCACGGGTCGCGTATCCCGCGCGCGTTATCCCAGGTGCGTATCCCGGGCCCTCGTTCTCGTGTACAGCGTATCCCTTGTGAGAGCACGCGAGAGCCCTCTCCCCCAGTAGAGATACGCACCCTTCGCATATCAATCGAGTTACGTAAGCAGCTATTGCCGATTCGGCGCCCCAGCGCGGCAACCCGGTGATTGCCAACCCCTAATCTATGACTCATGTTGATAAAGAAACACTTAATATCCCTCCACTCTTAGGTTAAGATATGGGACAAAAATCCCAACTCGGGCGGAACGAGGTACAGAGCGTCAAAATTGAAACGCAGGGCTCCCATGCTACGCTCTCACACATCGAGGGCGTGTGGATCGAGGATGGAGAGCTGGTCATCCGCACCCTCGAGGACTTGCCAATTCACGGAGAAATCTGAGGCACGTCCTCCCACGGGACGCGCCCCCATGTCAAGCCTTCGTCCACGCGCAGCGGAGAGTGGCGGCGCCGACGGCTCGCCCTCGCGGGCCCGAGCGCGGCAAACCGGCACCATGCGACGCCCGCGGAATCCCCGCAGTATCAGCCGTCTTACATATATTAAATACCCTACCCTGAGTAGGAAGAAGTATGGGACAAAAATCCCACCCCCGACCGGAGCAGTGTGAAGTGCCAGGGTACTACTGGACCGCCCCCGAAGTCGTCGAGTGCTGGCGCGACCCCGAGGACGTGCTGATCGCGTGGGACGACGGTGTGTACGTGCTGTGTGTCGGCGAGCCGGCCGAGCATGCGAGTGAGTCAGGGCGACCGCTGTGGTACGCGCCCGAAGTGCGAGTGCACGACGTGTTCGTCGACGGCGAGCGATTCGAGCTGATCGAGCGCGACGACGAGCGCCTGCGCAACGTGCGGGAAGTGAGAGTGACGCACGGGACTGCAAGCGCCGTCGCCGAGCTCGAGTCAGCGTGATCGTCGCCGTCGTCGCGCTGCTGGTGGTGCTGATAGGGCTCGCCGTGTTCTGGGCTGTCGTGCGGGCGATGGCGTCGTAGGGCCCTGTCGCGTGCCGCTTTCCCGCCGCGCCCCGTCGACCGCCGTCTGTCGTTTCCCCTCCGTCCACTCCGTCACCTCCGCGCGCCGCGTCACTGAAACCCGGTGTCCATGCCACGATCCGTACCCGACGACAATATCAGCCGATTAACATATCTATATACTTGCCCCAGACGAAGGTTAAGTATGGCACGAAAATGCCTCCCGGACGGGTACAGCTGGACAGTCGACGGTGAAGACGCGCAGACGACCGAGATCTACGTCGAGAACGCAGAGGGTGAGCTGATCGGCAAAGACCACGTGGCGTCGCAGTTCGTGCGAACCGACGCCGAGCGCGAGGAAGTTGCGGCGCAGATCGCCGCGGGTGAGCGGGGGCGTCAGTTCCAGTAGAGCGGCGCCGACTGTCGGTTTTACGCCGTGCCCCGTCGACCATGCGACGTTCAGCGGAAGTCGACAATATCAGCTGTCATACATATATTCATATTCGCTCCCGACCAAGATAAGATGGGGAGAAAAGCCCCACCCGACGGAACCATGAGCTACGCGACCCACGTCCAGATCCGGAAGTTGCAGAGAGCGAGAGACAAGAGCCGCTGGCCGAGCGACGAGGACGACGAGTAGCGGGGCCGCCGCGGCCCCCTCGCCGACGCGTGTGTACGTACATACGCGCCCATATGTACGTACGCCCATCTCGAACCCTCACGTGCCCGAGCGCGGCAAACCGGCACCCTGCGACGTCCGTCACAAGTCGACACATATCAGCCGCTTTACGTGTCTTTAATACCCTACCAGCCCAAGGTATAGTATGGAAGCCAAAAACTTCCCACCGCGAACGGTGCAGAGCGCAGAGCCAACCGACGTCGTCGAAGAAGACGGCTACCGAGTCCTGACGTACGAGGACGTCGACGTCGACATTCGGATCTCGCGGACGATCAGCCCCGAGACGCCGAAAATCTGGGTCGCCGGCGACCGACTCGACACGCAAGTGGAGACGGTGACCGACGTCGAGTTCCTCGGCTTCGAGCTCTGGCGATACACCTACCTCGAGGGTAAGCCGACCCATGCCGGTGAGGGTCGACACCGAGGCCGATTCGCCGAGGTCGAGATCGAGGAGAATCACTACGGCGAAGACGAAGTCCACGAGTTCAGCCTCAGGGTCAAGCGGTAGACGGGGCTGACGCCCGGTTTCGCGCGCCGCCCCGCCGCCCGACGACCCCTGTTTCCACTCCGTCTGGTCCAACGCGGAATAGTAGAGGAAATTATTATTTGCAGAGATCGAGCCCTGAATACAACCCGCCTCAGCGAGGTTCATGGGCGCTACACGTCGGCGAGTTTTGTGAGGCATGGCTCCTACCCCTTCGAGTTGGCTCACGGCATTCCGAGCGTCGTGTGGACGGTGTCTCCGCGAGGTTCGTGGGCATCTCAGGAAATGCCCCCTGATGATACGAGAACCCCTGTTTCCCTTCCGCGTGCCGCGTCACGCGAATCCGGCACGCGCCATGCGACGTCGACGTCCATCCAGCAGTAACAGCCGTCTTACATATCTATATACCTGCACCACTCTTAGGATAAGATATGGGAACCAAAAACCCATCCGAAGCGGAACAGAGCGACGAGATCCTCCCGGCCCTCGACCACCGCGGACTGACGGGCCACGGCAAGGCCCGACTCGAGGAGAGCGAGCTCGTGACCCCGTACCTCGTGCGGACCCTCCAGGAGGCGGACCCGGCCATCCTCCGGGCCCTCTCGCAAGTGGCTGACGCCGCCGCCTCGGCCCGGTACGGCCCCATCCAGGCCCAGCTGGCCAAGGACGAAAGCGCGAGCCGCGAGATCCAGCAGCAGTACTGGAACCAGCTGGACGACGTGAAGGGCCTGTCCCTCCTCTGCACGGAAATCCTGCGCGACGAGCGTGACGGCGTGCCCAGCGAGGACGACCCGAGACTCGGCTTCTAACGCCGACCAGCGCACTACCACCAGCAGCGGCTGGCCTGCGCACCGGTTTTCCGCCGTGCCCCGTCGCCCACGTGACCCTCGTTTCCGCTCCGCCCGCGACTGTCTCGTGCGATCGTCGCGCCCTGCTTGCGTACGTGTCCCCCCACTGTTACGCTCGTCACGCCTGCGTTCGCGGCCTGTGCTATCCGCGTCCGACCCCTGTTTCATCTCCGCGTGCCAAGGCGCGGCAACCCGGTGGCGTCCCCGTCAGCAAACGGGCCCTTTCTGCAAGCAATCCGACACTGAAATCTATAAAACGCTGTCTCAAGCCCTCTACACGAGGATTTAGACCAGAACCTTTATATCAAATCAAGTTCAAGAAGAAGTATGGAATCAAAAATTCCATCCCGGACGGAGAGTGGCGAGAGTGTCGAAATCGCAGTCGGTCACCGAGCGGAGAGCGACGTCATCGCGCGGGCGCTCAACGAGAAGGCGCGGGAAGCCGAGCTCGAAGCGGAGCGGGCCGGGCCGAAAACGCAGCCCGTGCACGAGCTCGACGCCGCCGTGCTGCGAAGCGCCGCCGCCGAGTTCGAGCGCGAGTACGCCGAGTGGCGCGAGGAGCGATAGAGATGCGCCCCGACGTGATCGAGTGGACGGGCGAGGCGCACCTGGTGACGACGGGCTGTGACGAGTGCGGGCGATCGTTCTCGATCGACGAGGACAGCGTGCGGTGGGCGGACGAGCGCGGACGACCCGTGTTCTGCGACTCGTGCGGGTCGGGAGGGCTGTGAGATGCGGCGGCTGCGGACGGCGCTGCTGGCGGCGAGCGTCGTGACGCGGATCGTCGCGTTCCCGGCGGTGTTGGCTGTCGCGCGGGCCCGAGCGAGGGTCGTGCGGTGAGTTCCGTGCAGCGGCGGTTGTTCGAGGAGTCGGCGGTCGGGGCGGTCTGGGTCGAAGACAGTGACGGGGGTCGCGCGCTGGTGACCGTCGAGCGGCACCCGACGGTGTCGATGGGACGTCTGCTCGAGGCGCTCCGGGGACGTGACGACGTCGAGACGGTGCGCCAGACGACAGCGACGCACGTCGAGGCGATCGTGCGAGGTGACGCCTGATGCTGGTGGTACTGCTCGTTGCCCTGCTCGTGGTGCTGTTCGGCGTCTGGCTCGTGCTGGCCGCGGCTACCGCGTTCTAACCTCGCGCGACGCGCCGCGGCAACCCGGTGAATCGGTCTAAGGGCTGTTACTACCGCATCACTGATATTTAATACCTCATGCGTCGAAGATGAAGATATGGGACCAAAATCCCACCCAACGGGCGATGAAGCGAGCGATGAAGCGAGCGACGACGTCGTTGTCGTCGATGAGTGTGCGACGTGGGTCGGGCGACGCGAAGACGTGAGTGAAGACGAAGCCGTCGCCGCGATGAGCGATGTCGAGCGGGCCGTGAAGCGGGTCGCAGACGAGCGATGGGTCGACGTCGTGCGGGTCGCGATGTGCGACGACGAAGTGCGGGCCGTCGTGAAGATGAAGCAGTGTGAAGGGCCGGGTGCGGGCGCGACGACGTGGGCGAGCGCGTTGTGCGACGTCGAGTTGGGCGACGGGCGCGAGCGCGAAGTCGATGTGAGCGTGACGTTGCCGGGCCGTGAAGGGATGTCGGGCGATGTGATGGGCGAAGTCGAAGTCGACGGGCGCGAGTGGGAAGTGCGACGTGAAGTGTGGGTCGACGAAGACGGGCGCGAAGTCGGGCCGTAGCGCGAGCGTGGGCGACGTCGCCGCCGGGCGATGTCGTCGCGTGTCGGTTTCGCGCCGCGCCACCGCCCAACCAGCAGTTACAGCCGGAACACGTGCCTATATATCAGTATCATGAGAAGTAAGAAGTATGGAACCGAAAAGTTCCCACCGAGCGGAGTACAGTGAGCCGCCCATCGAGCTGGCGAATGCCGTGCGACGCGGCGAGCACTACCTGCTGGGCGACGTTGGAGAGTTCGTGGTCGACGAGATCGCTGTTGGGTACCCAGTCGAGGAGCGAGACGGCGTGGTCGCCCCGAACCGCGAGGCGTTCGTCACGCGTATCGAGTTTGTGGCGCCGGGCGAGTGTATCGTGATGGGTCTTGCCGAGCTCGAGGACCGCATCGATCGAACCGATGTGTTGCCCCTGACCGTGCGCGAACGCGATGAGGAGCTGCACGCGGAGTGGGAGAGCCACGGGCTGCTGTAGTCGAGGCGCACCGCTGCGGTCCGCTTTTGCGCCGTGCCCCGCCGCTCGTCGCTGCTATTACCGGTACGCTGACACTTATACTTGCACGAGTGGTAGGTAGAAGTATGGTCAGAAACGACCACCCGAACGGAGAGCTGAGCGAGTACCAGAAGGCGAACGAGCTGAGCGACGACGAGTTGCGACAGCGCGTGATCGAGCTGCGGAGCGAGCCCGCGCCGCTGGTGGGAGTGGACAGCGAGTTGGAAGCCGCCGAGGAGGTCGCGCGAGACCGCGGGCTCGGGCTGGGGATGAGCTGATGCTGGGCCACAGCGGGCCGTTCTGTCCGGACTGCGGTGCAGAGGGACTGAGCGATGAGTGGGTCGAGGGCGGGCGACGGATGGTGGCGCGACAGTGCCCAGAGCCGAGATGTAGCTCGTACTGGGAGTACGAGGTGGGCTGCTGATGCAGCGACGGATCGACGCGACCGTGGTGATCGGGAGCGACCGAAAGACGGTGTCGGTGTGGGTCGACGAAGACGCGTCCGATGCGACCCGCGAGGCCGCGGTCGAGGAGATTGTCGGCGACGTCCGGTCGTGGGAGAGTGAGCCGGTCGAGCTCGAGGGATGGGGCGAGACGGGCTGGGTCCAGGGCGATGGCCGGGACGCGATGCCCCGCCGCGAGCCCGGCTGGTAGCCCCGCCTCGCGATTGTGGCCAGTGTCGGTTTTGCGCCGTGCCCCGCCGACCCCTGCTTCCGGTCCAACGACGCTGTCCAGCGGATTGAGCCGACTGTGCGCCCGCATCTGACTGTCTCCGGAGGGTCCAAGGGCGTCTCACGTCGGCGTGTTTCTGACGCTGTGACTCCTACCCTGTAGGGCCTGCTCACGGCGTTTTGACGCCTGTGCGGACACTGTCTCCCGGCGTTCTGTGAGCGTCTCAGGCTGTCGCTTGCCGTGATGTCGTACGCATGTCATGACCCCTGTTTCCACTCCGCGCCACGTCGCGTCAAACCAGCAGTATCAGCCGCCAAACATATCTATATACTTGTACCCTGAGAAGCATAAGATATGGGAAAGAAAAGTCCCACCCGAGCAGAACTGGCACAGAAACGCCGCGGCATCGTCAGCGCGCTCCCGTTCACGTGCCCGACCGAGCGAGGCGACCAGATCGTGGTGCACGTGCAAGACCGCAAGCTGGAGAAGTTCGAGCGCGTCGCGAAGCAGCTCGAGCTCGAAATCGTCGACCGCGAAGACGGCGGGAGTTCGCAGCAGGGCCGGCGCCTGCGCATGACGCTGGAGACGGCCTCGTGAGCCGCGTCGTCCGGGTCCCGCGTCTCGGCGACCGCCGTAACCCGTGCACCGTCATGCACGAGACGCACACGGGTCGCCTGAAAGTGCGCGACCGCTACGGCTACGCCCTGCGGGTCGACCCCGAGGAGGTCGTCGAGTAGCGCAACCGCCATGTATCGCGACTACGAGATTCGATTCGAGCCGATGGACTGGCCGACGCCCGTGTACGTCAGCGAGGACGAACCCAGCCCCGACGCGGTCGACCCGATCGAGAACTGGAACGTGAAGCCGGTCGGTGGGCTGTGGACAGCACCGCTGCTCGATGACAGCGACGGCCTCGCGACCGCCTGGACAGAGTGGATGAACGCCGAGCAGTACGTCCCGTATGGCGAGAACGCTCGCCTGTACGCCCTCGAACCGCGTGACGACGTCGACCTGTTCGTGGTCGACAGCCTCGATGCCGCGAAGGAGCTGTACGCGTTCGGCGACAGCGGACCGGCCGAGGTGCTCTCGAGCGCGGTCGACTACGAGGCGATCGTCGACGAGTACGACGGCGTCCGCCTGACGCATGAGGGCCAGATCGACACGCGCCTGTCGTGGGAGGCGAATCTGAACGGCTGGGATTGTGCGTCGACGGTGTGGTTCGACTGGTGCTTCGAGTCGGTCGAAGACCTGGGCCCGCTGGAGTTGTAGCCGGGCCCGCTTTTGCGCCGTGCCCCGCCGTCAGCCGACAGCAAACGGGCCTGTTCTGTGGACCGTTCCGTCCTGTTTTCGCGGATTCGGGCGTCTCAGGCCGTCTACGCGCGGAATGGTGTGGGAAAACTATATACCTGTAAGTGTCCAAGTATAAGATATGGGACAAAAAATCCCAACCCGACGGAGAGCGACGCCGGCGAACCTCGAGCAGAGACTCGCCGAGATCGAGCGAGAGCTGCGGGCGATGAGCCGGGGCGACGTCGACGCAGGGACGTGCCGCTGGCTGCTGGAGGAGAAAGCCGAGCTGCGAGCCGAGCGCAACCGCCTGTTCGCGGCGACGGGGCGGTGGTCGTGATGAGCGACGACGAGTTCCCGGGACCCGCGCCGATGGGCGCACGACCGCCGGACGTCGTCGAGCGGGCGAAGGAGATCGCGTACGGCGAGGTGTCGGCGACGTCCGAAGAAGTCGCCTGGGCGCTGGAGGTGATCGCGGATGAGCGATGAGTTGCTGGGCGTGATCGAGGTCGAGAGCAGCAAGCCGTACGTGAAAGACGTGTACGACGTGGTCCGCGTCGATGGGCCCGATCTCGAGACGGTCTGCGTCGAAGCTGGCGAGCGCCACGAGCTGGGCGACCGCGTCCGCTGGCCGAACGAGCTCGTGACGGTGATGTCCCGGGCGACGCTGTACGACCCCGACGGCAACGAGATCGAGATGGCTGAGCTCGGCCGATAGGGCCCCGGCTCCCGCCTCGGCCTACGCGCGCCAAGGCGCCGCAACCCGGCAACGCGTGTGGGTACGTACCGACGTGTGTGTATGTACAGACGCCGACCCCGAACCCCGATTCGCCCGACCGGCTGCACTACCACCAGCAGCGACCGGCTCAGCCGACAAAAAACGGGCCCACATCACGACGGTTTTCACGCGCGGAATCCAAAACGAACGCCTCAGGGCTCCTACGCGCGGAATGTGACCAGAAACTATATACCTGTCAAAGTACAAGTATGTAATATGGAATCAAAAATTCCATCCCGACGGAGCAGCGAAGCGTGCGAGAACGGTGTCGAGAACGCGATCAGTGAGCGAGAACGTCGCCTCGTGCGGGACGTGACGGCCATCGTCAACGAGCTCGAGACGATCTCGCAGCACGACGAGATGCTGAGCGGGCGAATGACGAAGCAGTGGGCCGAGGGGCTGTGCGACGCAGTCGACGAGTTCGCCGAGTCGGACCCGCACGCGCAGGAGTAGGGCGGGCGAGCGGGCTTTTTTGTGGGCGCTGATGTCGCGTGCCGATTTTCCGCCGTGCCCCGCGCCGCGTCGTCCAGCCGAACGGTGGGTGTCGTTCCCGTGGGCGCTCGAGCTGACGCCGTGTCGTACGGTGACGCTCTGACCCGTGCAGTCGGTCGCGTCGTACGGCGGGCCCCCTGAACGGCGCCCCACTAAAGTCAAATTTTAGATATATCCTCGTTTCGACCTACTTTTCAGGGCACACCGCTGTGAGAGGTGCGTATCGACAATAATCTATCATAACCCCTCCCGAATAGCTCCCCATAACCCTGTCTTCAACGATGTCGCCCGTCCACGTCCCCATTTGTCGGGCACACCGATTTTCAGGCACTCGCCTCTGGTGGTAGTGAGTTTCGGTGACATGAACCATATCGATTGACCTGTATGTACCCATATTTCGAATCATAACGAAAATTATATATCCGCTTACTGACTATCTTAGAATGTCCCTCCCGTGGAACGGAGTGACGCATTGCATGAAGCGAACGCACGACCGGCCTGGAGACCCGGTCACGTACCCGAGTAGCACCGCACTCACTACCACCAGGGACGGTGATTCTGGTGAGTGAAGCTGACCAGTTCACGCCTGAGATGGTGGAACGTATCGAGGAGTTGCAAGATGATGAGTCGGTCGACTCGCGTAACACGAACCGCCACGAGGATGGTTGGGTTCGATTCTACGTCGAGTGCCCTGACTGTCACGTCCCGATGGCCCGAACGACGGTCGAAGCCAAAGACGTCGACGAGACCCACTCGCGATCGACGCACCGATGCATTTGTCCCGAGTGTCACGCAGTCCAGACGAACCTGACTGTCTACCGCGAGACCTACAACTTCGACGAGAAGCACCGGAGGAGTGATGAGTAACACGTACTTCGTGAACGACGTCTCTCGACAGCAGGCCGGTGACCTGTGGCACGTTGCCGAACAGAGTACCGACCCGTACTCGAACTGGGTTGCCCGAGCGGCCCGGAGTTTGTACGAGGAACTGGACATCGATGATCGTGGGCGGATTCGACTCGATGGCAACCAGACGTACCATCGAGCGCGCAAGTTGGTCGAAGCCCATGCCTCCGGAATAGGTTATGTCAACCGTCCTGAATTAGCCCAGTCGTGGGAAGACATGCTCGACCGCGTCTTGAACGCACAGGTGGTGCCCTGATGTCGAGTGATCCGCGGATGCTCCAACTGCTCCAGAGTCAGAACGAACTGCTTCGTCAGCAGAACGCGTTTGTCGCCGATCTCGCGAAGACGCAGAACGACCTGCTGCGATTCCAGTACCTGGAGCGTCTTGGTCGGATGCCAGAGGTCGAGATGGCCGAGGAGTACGTCCACTCGGACAAGGTCGAGCGACTCCGCATCACTGTAGTCAAAGGCTCTGATGGGGACACCCCAAAACTTCACGATTAAAGATGACATTAGCAAGTGGAGCGGAAGACTTGCCGAAACGACTCGGAGAACTGTTCGACGACCCACGTCTCGGGCTGGTCAGTGTCCGGCATGGGTCGGGGCGCGACGGCGTCCTCCCGTACAAGTCGGTTTCTCAACTCCCGAACGAGAAGCCGGCCATCGAGATCGCACACGAAGATCCGTATCTCACAGAGACGACGCTCACGTTCGACGCACTACTGGCTGAGTACGGTTGCACGTACACGACGGTTGGCGAGAACACCTACGTCTACGAGGTGACCAGTCTCGGCGAGGACGCGATGAAGGACATGGACGTCGTCCGCGGCCTTGCAGACGCTGGGTTGTCGGCACTGGCCGCTGGTGACATAGACGGTGTGGAGGACGTGCTCAGGGAGATAGAGGACATCGCTGTTCAGTGGGAGGACCCGTGACGGGCGACGACGGATACGTACCACCAGGAGCGATGCCCCGAAACGCGAATCGGATGAAAGAGGCTGTCAGACAGTGGAACGCTGCGGTCGAAGGGCTCCAGGAGCTCGTCGACGATCTCGATGATCTCGACATCCCCGACCGACACGACATGCGGGAAGCTGAGGAGACCATCATGCACGACCTTCCGGACGCGGAGCTGTTCCTGCGCGATGCGTGGGATGACCTAACAACGGTATTCGATGATGAGTGACGACGAAACAATCACGGTAGAAACGGACGGAGAAACGTACGCAGACATCCGCGTCGACGGCGAGGTGGCTGCATCGGTCGATGTTGTCGACAAGGACCAGGTGAAAGCAAAGCTCTACGAGCTGACGAACGCGGCTGACCGAGACGCGATAGACGTCTGGTTCCTGGACCGGCCGACGGAGGGCGACGATGAGTGAGCAGGAGGAACCGATCACGTTGGCCGAGCTCCTGGGAGACGAGGAGGTCGAGTTCGTCGTGTTCAAAGACGGCGACGAGGTGACCACATTCGAGGACTTCGGTGCAGCTGTCGACCGTGTGCTCGAGACTGTGGGCCTCGATGTTGGCGTGGTCCAGAACGTCGGTGGCCCGCGGCGCCCGGTGTACCTCTCGATGGCGGGTGTCGTTGAGACACTGCTCGCCGACGTGCCCGACGATGTCCACTTACAGCTGCGAGAAAAGTACAGCGAGTTGATCGACCGACATGGTAAGCTCAAGGACGCTGCTCGTGAGGCCGACGTGACCGACGACCCGATGCACGCACCCGGTGAGATCCGGGCCGAGGCGGATGGTGTGCTCTACGGCATCCAGGCTATCGAGGAGGTTCTGAACGACATCGAGGGAAACGATGAGTGAACACGTCGCGACGTACGCACTGGAGCTCAAGCGCGACGTTGGGGGGATGACAGTCTGGTATCAGGTCGAGGCCGAGGGCGATGTCGATCTCGACGAGGACGAGCTACGTGAGATGGGTGTCGACGCTGTCGAGGCGAACCTCCCTGACGCCCCTGTCGGCGACCTGGTCCTCGCGTTTGCCGAGATGACCGAGCTGGAGACGTCGGCGTACACGTTCGAGTTCTCTGAGACGGTAAACTACCACGCAGATGGCACCGACTGTCAGGGCCTCGCTGCTGGTGGTAGTCTCGACGAGGATGGTGAGCTACGTCTCACGGTCTACCGGACGGAGATGGACGGCGTAGACGTGAGCAAACCGACGAAGGTGGACCGGGTGGCCATCGACGACGTGAAGGCGGTAGTGGACGATGAGTAGCACCGTCCAGGGACAGGTGTCGAAAGCCTCCTCGTCGTTTTCGAGCTGGTGGGAGATCGAGCTCGAGATACCGTTCGAGATGGCGATGGATGCGTACTTCGTCTACCGCGAGTCGAGCCACAAGTGCTCTGACCGTATGGCGAACGCCCTGTACTACGGCATGAAGCTCGCTAACCACGAGCGGTCGGATATGGTCGAGGTCGAAGTCACTTACTACGACCAGGGGTGGCGGACCTGGTTGCTGAAGACCGTCAACATGCGCCCGTACTTTGCGTCCGACCCGGAGCAGGTGAAGCATCTGGAGGAGTTGGCCGACCTGTTGGAAAACATCTGATGTCAGTCGAGGAGACCGGCGTGTGCCCCCACTGTGAGATCAACCTCAAGCAGACGGGGACAGCCTTCGGGAAGTACGACAGCGCACTCCTGTTCACGTACGAGGGTCACCTGGTGTTCGAGTGCCCTGATGTCCCCCCACAGACACGAGCGCACCTCAATGAGGGAAAGGGTCATACTTCCCTGAAGTGAAATGTCAGGTATGAGTTTCGAAAAGTACCAGGGGTCGAGCCGTGGTCGGAAAACGATCAGTCACCCATGTGTTAAAATCTGGTCGTCCGGTAAGATCGCCTTCAACGACGTGGCTGTCGAGGAGTGGCTGGATAATGCAGAGTACGTCGGGATCTGGACGCACAGTGAGATTCCACAGGTGGCCATCGCTCCGTCGACGAAGTCAAACTCGGGTCTCCCACACGTCTATGCGCTCCATACGCAGGGGACGTACAACGGCAAGCTCCTCCAGGTACGCAAGTTGCTCCGCGATTTCGGATGTTCCCGACCGGACGAATCTCTCGAGCTCGACGCCTGGTACGACGACGATCGGGAGATGATGGTTGTCGACCTGGACCCACTGACGTGACCCCCACCCCCGGGACACCGATATAGCCTGTCCGAGCGGTGAGCCCTATTGGTACGGCGAGTCGGTTCGATTCCGACCAGGGCCGTGTGCGCCCACACGCTGGCGCCCAAGAAGTAGCGTGGAACGGAACCATGACGCAGATAACCCAGGAGGTGGCGCAACGATGGAGGTAATCGTTACGCCGTACGGCAACGAACCGAAGTTAGTGACGAAGGCGGAAAGTCTGGTGCGCGACGGCTACGCTGCTGATGTGTGGGTACTATGCGAACGCATCCTCGCCTCGAATGGGGCTGATATGCTGGTCCAGTTGCGAAACGAGGATGGGGACAACTGGCTCATCGAGGAGAAGGGGCTCGGGACAGCTGTGCTCCAGCAGGACTGCATCGCGATCGAGGCCGAACACCAGACGGAGAACGCGGTCCTCGTTGGTCGATACGCGACACCTGGCGGTCAGGGGACGGAGTCCGGGCTCCACCTCCGTGATACGCTCGGAGACATATGGCTTCCGAAAAGCCAGATCACCTCGTTTGAACTGAAGTCTGACTGACACCACCCCAACGATAGACCATGCGACAAGATACCACAACGGAAGACGTGAACACACTGGAGCTGACGGTGAACGATGGCCACCCGCTCGACGCGGTCGCTGCGGCGCTTGATGCGCTGGACGTGACTGAGGACCGTATCCAGACAGCACAGATCGCAGTCACCTACGAACCCGACCACTCGGTACCACCAGAACCGGCTGTCGAAGATGAGCCAGTGCAGGACGAGGAAGAAACCGTCGAGCTCGACATCAACGTGGTCGATACCTGCTCCGTTTCGTACGGGAGTCAAGCGCACGCGATCCTCAAACACCTCGAGGAGATCACGGACGAGAACGAGTGGGCAACCCCACTTGGGGTCGCAGAGCGACTCGGTGATGAAAGCAAAGCGACGACCGTGAGCGCGCAGATCTCGAAGTACCACGATCGTGAGTTGGTAGAGAGAGCGCCACGAGACGACATCCCGCAAACGGCATACAAGTACAAGATCACGCTTCTTGGGCGGGAGGCGTTGCGTCGGTGCGAGTTCGAGGAGGACCAGAGCATCCCTGCATGAGTCGAAAACGGGCGGGACTCTCGCCGCGACAACTCGGTGCGTTGACTCGCGGTGGGTTGGTCGAGGTAGACGATGGGACGCGACGCTCCGTCGAGCTGTACTGTGTACAGGACGATGCAGAGGTGTGGACGAGAATCGCGACGACAGACGATGGGGAGGAGTTGACCGTACTTTCGTTCCCCGAGAGTACGTGGGAGGACGTCCTCGATGTCCTCGGTATCGACGATGGACGCGATAAGGTCAAGGTCGGCTCGATGGTGTGGGTGTGTCGAGACTGACGCTGCTGGTGGTAGTGGTGACAGGTCGATATTAAATATTCTTATACTTGCCACTGTATCGGGATGAGTGATCGGCGTAGATCAGGGTTAAAACTGTCTGATGGGCTTATCTGTGGGACAACCCGAAAGTTATAATGAGTTGGGGAGCAGAGTGTATGATACCGGATATGGATAGCCACATCGGGGTGGTAGACACGATGTTGATCACCCCAGACCCACACGAGCTGCACACGCACTACGAACTACTGGAGCTTGGGCGCGAGGAGTTCCACGGGACAGTCACTGTCGTTGGACTGGCATCGTAGCCTGACGAGACGATCTTCGAGATATGACCCCCACACTCGGGACGCGGTTTACTGGTGTCCACCGTGAGTCCGATGTGTTGGTTCCATTGGTCAAAAACTCGGCCGTATGGCCCGTTAGGGCGGGATTATCGTACTATGTAGGGTCTGTATCTAAATACTTGCACGCCGTAGTGTATGCTACGGGAAAGTGCCCTGTCCTCTCAACAGTGCAGAGCACAGACCCGTTCAACTGGGTAGCTGCGAGCGACCCCCTTTCGGAACGTGAGCGATCCACCTGGGGAGGTGTCGCCTCACGTCGCTCTCAGTTTTACGTACTCACGCCCGTGAGACTGGTGTCTCTCATTCCGTTCGATTCGGGACACGGGAATCACCCATCTGGGTGAGGTTTCAAACGATGGAAGAACTACCGCCGACAGCTGAGCCGGCGCACGAACAGGAGTATAATGTGACGATGCCGCGCGAGATGGTCGTCTACTACGACACGGTGCTGGACCAGACGATCACGGTCCGTGACGTCGACGACTCGGACGACGGGTTCGTCACGTACCACCCTGACGGTGACCCGGAGGGGATGCAGAGCGATCCCATGAATCGCTTCTTGGCGTGGTTGGCCGCTGGCCGCTTCGTCAAGCTGGGCGACCGAATGGAAGCACATGGGCTCGACGCGAGTGACAAGGAGGTAGCCCGAGTCTTCGCCGAGGCGTACGGATACGACCCGCGCGAGTTCCGACCGATGGAGCTCGCTCGGTTCCTCCTATCCGAGCGGCTCGACGAAACGTTGATCATGGAGGAAGATGGATAGCGCGCTGCAAGACTTCGACGAAATAGAGGTGTCGGACGACGACTGGCACCACCTGGAGGTCACGATGTGCGGCGCGGAGGTCGAGGGGATCGTCTTCGACGGCGACATCGTCTTCGCCACGGAGCAGTACATGTCGGGGCGAACCGACCTGGACGACGTCGACGTGGGTCGCTAACTGGGTACGACCCATGTATCTTCCCCATTACCGGTCTATTCACTCCTGCTGACTATTCGATATAGATTGTACGGCATCAACCCCGAAACGGGTATTTGTATATAAAATCACCGCAACACTTTTCTGATACTAAAGACCAACTATCACATAGATGAGTGGTGGACGCCGCCCGGACATTGACAGGTCCCCGTTCCGGGACGAGATCCGTATGCTCCTCAAGAGCAAGGGTCGTGCGCATAGCCCGACCTACGAGGAGCTGCAAGAGACGATCGAAGAACGGTACGGAGAGGAACTCACTGTCCGACAACTCCGCGACTACATGAACAAGGAGTTGCTCCCCGAGGAGCTCATGCCCGCCAAGGAGGCGCAGGAGGAGTTAGAGCGCCGGAAGGAAACGGTCGATATCGCCGCCAAGCGACAGGAACTGGTCGAGCTACAAGAGTCGCGACTGGGGAAAGCAGTCGACACGGAGGAGCAGATGGGTGGGATGCTCCTCGACCAGGTGAATGAACAGATCGAGCTGAAAGACAAACTGCTCGAATCCCTGTCGAAAGACTACGAACGGCTTGGTGTCCTCCAGTCCACGTCGGACATCGATATCGACGTCAACCAGATTCAGGCCGACCCGTTCAGTCAGATGCTCGCCGAGTCCCTCCAGATCGAGCTCGAGGAAGATACTGACGACGAGCATGCTGACTACCGCGACCCGGAGGACATCCGCAACGAAGCTGAGTCTGACGAGGAGTTCGAGGAAGGTGAGTCCGAGGACGCCTGGATGGACAAAGACCCCGACGAGATCAGCCTCGACGACCTCCCCGACGAGTAGCCACTACCACCAGAAGCGTGTGTACGTACATACGCGCCCATACGTACATACACCCCCTGAAGCCCTCCCCAAATGCCCACAGCGAACCTCCTGAACACGAAGGCCGGCAAGTTCGGCCAGGTCCCCGGCGCCGCCTCTCGCGCTCGCATGTCCGAGCTCGTCGAGGGGAAAGGTGCGATCGACCTTCGCGACTACCAGTCCCACTTCGAGCAAGCGTTCGACGATCCCGTCGAAGCACAGATCAAGTTCGAGAACTGGTGTTGCCGAGTCAAAGACACGCTGATCTCGTCGTCGGGTATCGATCTCCGACCATACCAGAAGGAGTTCTCCGATCGCATCATCAAGTCCGTCGTTCGGAATGATGGACAGACGTTCTTCGCCGAATGGGCTCGTCAGAGTGGAAAAACGGAGACACTGGCCTCGACGGCCTACGCGGTGTCTGTCCTGTTTGCCCCGATCCGCATCGGTATTTTCGGTCCGAAGCAGCGACAGGCGCAGATCATGTGGGACCGCGTGAAAGAGCGGTACAACCAGGAGGTTCTCGACGGACTTGGGCTCGAGATCGAGAAGTATGGGGGAAACACGTTCAAGCTCTCCTCTGGGTCCGTGGTTCAGGCGATCACGGCTGGCTCGGGGAACATTGAGGGGGAGACATTCGACCTGATCCTCATCGACGAGACGCAGAAGATCAGCCGCCGGATGCTCCTTGCGGAGATCTGGCCGATGGGGGCGGAGACCAACGCGACGAAGTGTTGTATCGGAACGCCGCACTTCCAGGACTGCTGGTTCCGAGAGCAGCTGGAGCGGCTGAAGGGCACGCCGTTCTGTATGATATACGACTGGCGGACGCCGGCGAAATACTCGAAGAACTACCGGAAATCGATCGCCCGCCAGCTGGAGCAGATGAGTCCGGAGTCCGAGGAGTTCCGCACACAGTACGAGCTCGAGTGGATTCTGGAGTCGGGGATGTTCATCACGATAGAGGACTGGCGCCGGATGAACCCGCCGCCGCTCATGACCCCGGTCGTGACGAAAGAGGAGCTGTACGACAGCGAGATCAACTCGAAGTGGCAAGTGAGAGCGGGCGTCGACCTCGCGAAAGAACACGACTCGACTGTTCTGACGGTCACTGGCAAATACTTCGGGTCGTGGGAGCCATACTGGGATGGCTTCTCGGAGGAGACGATCGTACTCCTCGACGTGGTCGAATTGGAGGGCCTCGAGTACCCGGACCAGATAGACATCATTCAGGAGGAACTGGACCGATGGCACGCCGACGTGCTTGGAGTGGACTCGACTGGTGTCGGCGACCCGGTGACAGATATCCTGAAGCGAGAGCTGAACCAGCACGTCGAGGGCATCAAGTTCACGTCATCGAGCAAGCACGACCTGTACAAACACGTCGAGCGGAAGGTGAAGGTCGAGGAGGAATGGGACTACTGCAACTTCGTGATCCCAAAGAAGGTCCGCTCCTACCCACACCTGGAGGTGTCGATGCGGAAGATGGAAGAACAGTGGTTGGAGCTGACGAAAGAGTACAAAGGGTCACGCATGAGTGTTGAGGGACCGGATAGCGGGCACGACGACTACCCGGACAGTGCAGCCCTCTCCATGTGGGTGCAGGACGCCGACTACAACATCGACGAGAAGCACATGACCTCGCCAACCCCAGTCCTGGGGACGATGAACGGCATCGGGGCGAAGATCGGGTACTGAACCCCTCTGACAACCTAACATTTTTCTGGTAATACCACATTAGCAATACACTTAAGCGTAGGTAGTACCAGATTTGTGATATGGGAAGAACAGTCGAGACGGGCGCCGTGAACGAGCGTCCTGAAGATATTCGGGAAGAAGGACAGTGTCCGTGCTGCGGGACCGAAGTATCCGCAGAAGACCACGACCACGAGTGCAGCTGCTCGGACGAGAGCGAGTAACCTGGAGTCGCCCTGAATGAGTGACGCAGAAACACCGACAGACGACGCGAACGATCCAGTCGAGATCACCGCCGAGGTCGAGTCGGCTGACGGCACAACGGCAACGGTCACCCGATCGGCATCGCTGGCCGAAGTTGTCTCTGAGCCCCGCGAGATCCTCGAGAAAGATCAGTTCGAGACTGACTTCGACCTGTATGAACGGCTCATAGAGATCGACCCCGAACTGGCTGGGACGATCCGCGCACAGGCACAGCTGGCCTCTGGCTTCGAACTAATCCACCCCACTACAGAAGGAGACAGTGAGGAGCCGACGGACGCAGATGTGACCGCACATAACGACTGCATGGAGCTGGTCCAGGCCCTGGACCTCGACCTGTCCCAGCCGTCGATGTTCAAGCACATGATCGGGATGGGTAACGACATCTCGAAGATCATCTATTCGGATGGCGTTGGCGTGACTGGTCTCCAGTCGCTCCCCCTCCGGTCGGTGACGATCATCGACGAGGACACACAGCCGGGTGTGCAGAACGCAATTGCTGAAGCGAAAAAGCAGGCGCAGGACGACGAGGAGATCGAGCTCACGACGTACACCGATAACCTCCCGGACGCAGTCGTACAGGATGCCGACTTCTACGTCCTGAACGAGGGCAAGAAGGACATGAAGATGATCGAGTCGTGGAAGATCCTTCACCTCGCTGTCGAGCGCCGTGGCAACTGGTTCACCGACAAGTTCGACCGCAAGACCTACGGGGTGTGGGGTGCCCCGCGAATCGAGCCGACAAAGTTCGCCCTCCAGGCCAAGCACAACACGCTCACGAACAAGGTGTCGATGGATGACTCACTGATCGCCCGTGAGATCTACCACATCGACGTCGCCACGCTATTCGGCCACATCAATAACGACGACAAACGAGAGAAGAAAGCGAAAAAGTACGCCTCCGACCTCAAGGAGACACTCGAGGGACTGGGTCCCGACGAGAAGCCGATCCTCCCGGACGAAGTGAGCGTCGACGTTCAGGGACCCGAGGGGAAGGCCAAAGAGCACGGTGACTTCCTCGACCTGATGAACGATTCCATCATGCACGCACTGACGTTCAACGTCTCTGGCGTCGGGCGTGACGCTGGTGGACCGTACATTGGGAACCGGCCGGCGAAGGATACGTCGCTGAACAACGTCCGGCACCTTCGCGAGACGATGGGTCGACAACTCCGGAAGCTGTTCAAGATCCACCTGCTCCTCAAGCACCCCGAGTGGCGCGAGGATATGGCCGACCCCGAGGACGTCTCGACATGGAAGCTCCGCGATGACATCACGCTCCCCAAAGTCGAGTGGGCGCAGATGGAAGACGGAGACCTCGAGCGCATCGTCAACGCGGCGACGAAAGCGTACGGGTCGAAGCTGATCACGCGTAACGAGGCCCGAGAGATGTTCGGCCTCGACCCGATCCCCGACGACGAGATCGACCGCCTGTTCCAGGACCAGTTCATGAACATGGAGATTCAGGACGAGTTCAACCGACGCCAGCAAGAGCGTCAACAGGAGGATGCCCCCGAACGGGATCAGGATACTGAGGAAGAAGACGAGGAGGATGCAAGTGTTGCTCAGACCGCCTCCACCTCACTACCACCAGAAGCGCAAGAAACAGTCGCGAATGAATCGTTCCGATCGGCGCTGGCCACAGGGTTCGATGACGCTGTGTCGAACATGAACGTCGCGCTGAGTCAGGGGGATGCTGATGACACTGAGTGACCAACTCATGGAGCACGTAGACACACTCCGTTCGGAGCACGAAGAAGCGACCGAGACACACATGCGCGACGCATACGATGATGGGGCGTACCAGGAAGCAAAGTGGCTTCGTAACCTGGGCGTCCAGGTCACTACCCCCGACCCTGAGCCGGGGGACGAGCTCGATGAAATCCGAGAGCGAGCTGCGTCTCGCACCCGGTGGTACGACGATGCGCTGGAAAATGCCGTATTCTCAAGTCTCGAAGAATCGAAGGGTAGCGTCTATGAGACGCTTGCTCGCGTGTTCGACGATGGGTTCACGATCACTCCCGGAGAAGCGCCGGTCAAGTGGGTCAGTCCCGATGGTTCGGCGTCGTTTGACGACCGCACGGTCGCCTCGATAACGCTCGATCCTGAGACCTACTTCGAATGGGTGACGGCGGTGGCTATTGTCGAAGCACGGAGTGCCGGCCGCGTATCCGTTCAGCTCGAACTGGGCGAAGTCATGGGTCACGTGTGGGTCGACCCGCTCGACGAACAGACGACCCCCATGGCCGCTCGCCTCCACGGTGAAACGTACGGCCGAGACGGCTTCCCGTTTTACCCACCTGTCGCATACGGCGGGCGGTCGCGTGTGTGGCCGGTGTTCGAAGCATCGTCGACGCCGGCGGCACGGCTCCCGTCGGTAGATACGCTCGTGGGCCAGCGAGAACGCTGGTTCATCAACTACTCGCGGATGCAGAACGGGGAGCTCCCGGAAGACGACTGGGCGAGCGAGCCTGTGGTCGAGGGAGAATACAACCTGGCGTTCATCTACACGCAGTTACTCCCGCGAGACCCTGCACAGTACCTCCCCACCAACGAATAATGTCCCCCAACAAACCACTCGCAGACTGGCAAAAGCTGACGATCATGGCCCAGGCCCCGTTCCGGGGCAACCGGACTATCGCAAAGCGCGCGGAATGCTCTGTCTGGGCTGTTAGGAAGTACCGCTCGATGATGAAGGAGAACGGCCACGCCCTCGACGTCGGAGTGACCGAGGAGTACGATGAAGCCCTCGTCTCAGAGGAAGCGATGGAGATTTTCGACACGATCGTCGACGAAGGGCTGAACCAGGAGCGCGGGAGGATATGATGCCCCGGGCGAAGGACGTGGTGAGCGTCCTCCTGGTCGGCGCTGTCACGAGCGTGTGGCTCTACCAGACGCTCGACCCGGCGCTGGCTGAGGACTTCGCTATTAAAGCCCTCGCACTCACGTTCGCGGCTGCTGGTGGTATCACACTGTTCGGTCGTGGGACGATGAGAGCTGCAAAGAGGGTGGCTGAATCGACACTCCGCCCGCGAGAAAAGACCGAGGAATGAGACTCGTCAAACAGGAGAACTGGAACGATTGTGCGCCAGCATGTTTGGCCATGGTCACTGGCGTACCGATTACCGAAGTCAAAGGGTTCGTTCACGTCCCGACGACACACGCGGAGATGTATGCGTTTCTGTATCATCGGGTCGACGAAGTGAATCTGATCCCGATTCTCGACGAGATGAAATTTCGCGACGTGAGAAGGAGAGATGAGCTGTTCCGCGACAATCGCCCGTTCGATGAGCGGACGGTGATCCTGACCGTGTCTGCGCCGTATCCAGAAGTCTCCTGGCACGCCCTCGTCATCCACGACGGAGAGGTACTGGACCCGAAGCAGGAGTGGAACGACGTTGACGGACTCACAGACGTAAGTTGCGTATGGGGATTCGACATCAAGCCCTGAGCCTGTCGACTTCCCAGACAGGTGGGAGATAGAAGGGTCGAATCACCAGACAAGTAAGCTTTTTATCAATGTAACGTATTTGGTAATATATGCAAGCTGTTGTAGATGCAACTGGAAACGCACCCAGCCTCGCACCCCTGAACGCGCGCCGCTCTCGATTCAGCCTCCCAGTCGCTGGAGAGACGATCATCGAGCGCGTCGTAAGCGGGCTCGTCGATATCGGTGTTGAACGGATCGCGATTGTCACGGACGAAGACTCCATCCGGACGATCTTCGGCGCTGAGCGCGGTGTCGATCGGCTCGGCATGGAGGACGTCGAACTGTGTTTCATCCCGCACTACTACGGCGACACAGCGTCGAAGACACGCGGTCTGGCGGAAGACACTGGCTTCCTGTGGGTCCGTGGCGATACACTCTACGACTGGGAGACGATTGCCCAACTCGCCGAGCACGATGCGGCACTCGGATACGTCCCTCACCCGCACGAGGCGGCCCACGGGAAGCTCCAGATCAACGGTGACGACCTGCGCGCATCGCCCGGCGAATACACACACTCTGGGGCACACCTGGCCTACGCGTACAAGTTCCCACCCCGAGCTCACGAGTGGGACTACGGAATCGATCCGATGACAGAGGAACTCGCCACGGAGCCCGGCACAGAGGAGGTCTCGATTCGCTGGACGCCGATCACGAACCCGAGAGACTATCTGCAAGCGAACCTCGAGCGGGCCGGTGCTGGTGGTAGTGAGATGTCGGTCGATGGAACACTGGTCGGACCCTGCGTGATCGGAGAGGACGTGACCGTCGGACCGGGTGCTGTGGTCGAATCGTCTGTGCTCCTGGACGGTGCGACTATCGGTGCCGGATCGTACGTTGGATACTCAGTGGTCGACGAGGGCGTCACTATCGAACAGAACGTGACGACGAATACGCGAGCAGCCAGTGGGGAAACGGTCGTCGCAGAGTTCGGCGGCGAACGGGTAGACACTGGGATGACGGAGTTCGGGACAGTCTTCGGCCCAGGGGTGACGGTTCAGGCCGGGGCGACGGTCATGCGCGGGACCACGATCGACACGGGACTGACTGTTGATCCTGGGGAAGTTCGCTGAGTGCGTGAAAACCCGTATCAGAGCCTGATAGCGTAGGAGATTCAGTGTACGTCGAAGACCTCTCATCCGGCTACCTGCTGACGAAGCTCAGCGTCGAACTGTGGGACGAGGACTACGGGGCGATGGACTACGCAGACCACGGAATCCTGTCTGACGTCGTCTACGACGGTGGCCGCCATCCGTTGTTGATCAAAGGACAGCGACATCGGTCGATGTACATCCCCGTCTACCCCGAATCGTCGGTCCCACGAGATACGGTATTCGTCCCTGGTGAGGGTCGAGCACCGCAGCCGGAACAGGAACGCATACTTGTCGCAAAACGTGCACATGCCCTCAAGCTACTCAGGCTGATGAGCCACGACCCCCTCTGAACCCCCGCACGTACATATACACACGCACATATGTACGTGCAAAAGGGTAGAGAGTCTGAAAGGGATTAGGTAGGAAAGTTTTCATTCCGACGTGTGCCGACCCTGTTTCCAGACCGTAACCCCCCACCTCTCGGGCCTGTAAACCACTCTCCACGCAATCCGGCCGAAAAGGCCCTCTAAACCGCACTCTCAGAGCTTCTATCCTTTGAATATGCCATGTCTGAGCGACATTCTGGGTATCCAGACTGGTTTCCCCTCACCAACCACTCATGTCCGATACCGCAGGATAACCACCCTGACACTCGTACCACCAGGAACGAAGGCCCGTATTCCTTCAAGATATACAGAGACAAGCAGAGTGGAATCGATAGACTGCACTGACCTCCACGCATATACGAAAAACGACAGAACAGAAATCTTTAATATCACATCCCACATATTTCTATTCACCCACAGCTACCCAGTGGGACGTGCTCCCCGAGTGCGTAGAACGGAGATATACATGAAGGAATGGCGACAGAAGTGGAGGAATAGTCTATGAACGAACGTGCGCAGTCAGCGGCTGGGCCGATTGCGGTCGTGGTCCTGGTCGGTGCCGTTATCCTTGTCGGAGTTGGTCTCGCGTCGATGCAGACAGTCGACGAGGGACACGTCAAAGTGGTCACCTACAAAGGCAACGCCGAAGGGACGTTCTACCCCGGCAACTGGTATTTCATCAACCCGATCACGCAGGGGACCGTGTCGGTCGACGTTCGGCCACAGGTGATGCAGATGGTTGCTGCACAGGGAGAAGGCGAGCGTTCCGAGTTCGACGACTCGATCAAAGTAGTGACTAACGACAACATGCGAGTGCCAGTTGACGTTGCGATCACCTACCAGGTCGACGACCCGGTCACCTTCTATGAGGAGTGGAAGACTCACGACCAGGCCCGACAGCGGGCGATCCGACCTGGGTCCCGGGCCGCCATCTACACCGTTGGTGGTGGGATGTCCGGTACCGAGATCACCAACGACGAGGCACGAGAGCGGATGCGCCTCGCTGTTGCTGAAGAACTGGAAGACCGGTTCGACGGGACGGGGCTCGCTCTGATCGCTGTCGACATCCGTGGCGTGTACCCACCCGACTCGTTCCTGGATGCGGCCGAGAACGCCCAGGCCGAGCGTCAGGAGATCATCGCTGAACAGCACCGACAGGAAGTTGCCAGAGAGCACGCAGAAACGCTCCGTATCGAAGCCGAAGGTGAGCGAGACGCCCGCCTGATCCGCGCCGAAGCGTACGAGAACGACGCTGTCCTCGAAGCGATGTACATCGACGAGCTCAGCGAGTCCAACGTGATCTACGTACCGGTCGGTAACGATGGCGTGCCACTGTTCATGGACGTCAGCGACGACGAGAACAGTACAAGCGGGAGTCCGTAAGTCATGGCTCTCGCGGTCGTGGGCCTCCTGCTCGTGTGGGTGTCTCTGTGCATCGTTACGTTCGTCGCCTATCGGATGTACATGCGCCACCGCGACCGGAAGCACGAGGAGCGTATCAAACAGCTGGAGACGCAGCAAACGCTGTTCGAGAACGACGAGCTGTTCGACGACGAGGACCTGTAAGATGATCCCGCCCGAATCGTACTGGATGGCGGCGGGAGCGGTACTGGGCGTCGCGGGGACGCTCCTGGGACTGTACCTCGACGGGTACATCCCGTAGCGGCGACTGTCGGCCCGGCTGGGTCATTCGGGGTTCGAATCCCCGACCGACACTGGGGTGACCAATGCAAATCAAACAAATCGCAGGCACGCCGCACCCCGAGCGACTGGTGAGTCTGTGTGCACGAAACGACTATCGAGCTGATGGCGTCATCGACCACTCATTCGCCGAGATCATGGCGGGTGTGAAAGTGGACGACGACGTCGTCGACGATCTCCGTGAGGAGTGGTTTGACGACGACGATGTTGCACGGGACGACCCGTGGGATGCGATGCCAGCCGAGTTCAGAACAGAAGCAGAACAACGATCGCTCCTCAAGCATACCATGAACGAGGGCCACTGGGGCGTGTTCGAGCACCCACAGGCGACGCTCGCGCTCGAGGGTATCACCCGGACATCGATGGCGCAGATCACGCGCCACCGACACTTCACGTTCGACATCATGTCCCTCCGATACGTCACACTCGACTTCGACTCGGTCGAGGAGATGAAGGAGCGATTCGCCGAGCCTGATGAGATCACGGCCGAGGAGGTCGTGAGTCGGAACGGCGTCGAGACCATCGACATGGACCCCGACGAGCGCGAGGAGATCTGGTGGGAGACGATCGCCCACACCGCCCACACCTACAACACACTCGTGGACGCTGGCGTCCCTCAGGAAGAAGCGCGCAAAGTCCTCGGTATGGGAACGAAGGTCAACATCATGATGTCTGGGAACGCCCGGGCCTGGATGCACCTTCTGAACATCAGAGGGAAAGCGAACGTCCAGGGAGAGGCCCGAAACATCGCTGACGGCGTGATGGGCGAGATGAAGGAGTGGATGCCGTACACGTTCGAGCGGTACGACGACATGCTCCCACTGAGACTGAACCCATGAGTCAGAAGAAGCTTCCACGATACCAACGGCTGACACCACCGAGAGTACACAACGATGATTACGCCACATACAGAGGCGAATCGATCGGATGGGTTGGACGAGCGGAGAACCGTCGTGGGAATGTATTCGTCCAGTATCGACCGAAGGGGGTGAAAGAGCTCCGTAAAGAGGACGGTCGTCGAACAGTCTCGTTCACGACGGGAATCCTCGACTACGTACGCGAGCAGCTTGGTGCCAAATGGTTGCTCTCGATCATGTACACAGGGCGCGTCCTGGAGTACGACCTTGCGCAGTTCGATGATGGATGGGTCGGTGGTAAGCACCCGGAGACGACGGAGGCGATCGTCAACCTGTACTTTGAGGACGCGCTGTACGAGTGGGAGTACGGCCAGATCAAACTGACTGAGCCGATAAACGAGCTCGAGAAGGAGTATGAACAGTGAACCCAACGGAAGCGCGACAGCGCGTGAAGGACGAGTTCGCACTGGCGGCCGACCTGATGGCGACTGGTGACGTCGAACCAGAAGTGATGCGAGAAATGGTTGACAACGTGATCGGTCGATACAACGCCTATCTCGGCGACGAGATCGAAAACATCTACGAAGACAATGAGTAACGCAAACACTACAGACGCAGACGCAACGATTCAGAGCAGAGACGACATCCCGGACCGCGACGAGCTCGTCGAGCTTCGACGCGACCGTGGCCTCACGAACGGTGAGATCGCAGAGAATCACATCACCGAGTTCAGCTCTCGACAGATAGGGATCTTCGCCTCGATGTACGGCATCGAGAAGGGCTGGAAGGACGCTGAGTACGTGCAGGAACAAATCGATAGAGGGGTGACCCCCGAAGAACTGGCCGAGCAGTGGCCGATCACGGCCGGCACCGTTCGCGGCTGGATGGCCGAACACGGTATCGAGGAGAACCCGATCCCTGACGCTTACGCCGACGCGGTCGAGGCGCTGGAACACCTCGCCGAGGTCGTCGACGACGACGATCTCGCGACCGAGTACGAGGAGTTCGCGAACGAGCTCGTCGACGACGAGGGTAGCCTGTTCAACTAACCATGGCCTCGGTAAAGGAACTGTTCAGGTGGCACATGGGCCTCAAAGCAGATATCGCGGAGATGGCGGAGAGTCTGGAGGTTGAGAACCCTGACGAACTGGTGAGACAGCTGCGCGACGACGGATACCCGATTAGAGACGACGACCCAGACTACGGAACAATGGCAACCACGCAAGACACAGAAACTGACGGACAGAACGATGAACACCCCCTCGCGACGGAGAAAAACAGTCTCAAATCTGTTGACAACCTGAACGAGATCTACGCGGACCTGGAGACGAGGGACGATTACCCATACGACGAAGTTCCATCGAAAGAGCTGTTGAAGCGACTCCTGCACTACTGGGGGTTGAAAAAGATCCATGCGGCTGGTATCCTGGAGGAGAAGTCGTCAGCAATCAGCACGTACACGGAAGCGTACGGCTTAAAGAGAGCGTGGAACGATCCTGACGCGATCCAGCGTGCGATCGACAACGGAGATACGGTTCATGAGCTCGCCGAGCGATGGGTTATCAGTGAGTCCACGTTGAGAAAAGCCATCGACAAGTACGACATCCGCACGATGTCGCTCATGGTCGCCTACTCGGAAATCATCGAAGCAGGAGACGTGATACTCGAGCAGACGGACAACCCCGAGTTGGAAGAACAGCTTCGACAGGTGATCACGACTGTGAAAGCGGAGAGAGGGATGGAAAGTAGTGAGATCGGACAAAAGACAGTTGTAGAGGCTGAGGCCGAATGAGTACCGAGCGGTATGAGGAGTCTTCGGTCGGTGAGCCGAACATCCTCGAAGAAGCCAACGACACGGTCGGTCAGCGGGCCGAGGAGTACGGGCCGCCGACTGAGAACTTCCGGTGCATCGCCGACATGTGGTCTGGATACCTCGGCATCGAGGTGACGCCGTACGACTACGCGATGCTCATGCAGCTCGCGAAGATCGGGCGCACCAAGACCGGTGGACCTGACCGGGACACGCACGTCGACATCCCGGGATATGCGCTCACGGCCGATCTCGTCAATCAGGACGGGTCGGAGCCAGGGCCGTACCTCGGCTGATGTCCTAACTAATCTCACCCACACGAGCCGTTCGAATCTTAGTTAGGACAGCGAAACGCTCAGTTCCCAAACTCGTGTTTCGAGACGACGATGGAGCTACAGTAATGCGTTTGACCGATAGTAAGAAAATAGACCTATCAGTATTAGAAAACTATATACTCGCACACTGACTACTCTTAGCAAACAAGCATGCCCACCCAGTTAGCAGTTGAAGCGGACAGCAAGAACCACTGGGCGCTCCTGTGCCTCGCGCTCTACCAGGAGGAGCACGCGGCGGGAGCTACCACACGTGAGTTGTACGAAACGGCCGATGGCGTCTTCGACAACGCACAGCGCCTCTCCGGCGCGTTCCACTCCCTGTACAACAAGCGCCGCCTCCTCGAGCGTGAAGACGACCTGAGTCATCCGAGGGCGTACCGCTACTATCTGAACGAAAGCGGATGGTCGATGCTCAAGCACATCGGAAGCCCGACGCGAACGCCCGGCGGTGATCGTGTTCGGAGTATCGACATCCCTGACAAACCACCGGCTGTCAAAGCGCCAAGTGAGTACAAGCAGGTCGAGATCACCGACGATGCTGACGAAGCAGGTCAGGACCCTGGCCCGTTCGAGTCCGCCAAGTCACGGCGCCGGTACTTTGCCCAACAGGACGAGAGTGAGTATCTCGACTGGCTGGAGAACAAGTGGGCGCCGAACCACCGCCTGACTGACGAGCAGTCTGGGATGACGGGGGAGGAGGTCGACGAGATGATCGAGCTGAACCGTCGAGCGGAGGCGAACGGCGAGGTTCGGTTCGAAGGCCACGATGAGATGATGGAGCAGGTGTTCGGCGATGATGACGACGAGGAGGAGTCGGTGGAGACGATCGATCTCTCACCCGACTGGGACTGGCTTGGGACGCAACTCGTCAAGCTCGGATTCGTCGGTCTCGCACGGGATGCGTTCGAGGCGAAGCTCTCGCCGCGCATCGTCTACAACGACGTTCTCGACACGATTCAGGAACACGCTGGTGATCCAGATGCCGACCTGGACCTGGAGACCGGCGCAGGTGGTGCGACCATGGTTGAGGCACCGGCCGACCCGGAGCAGGTGTCCCGGTTCAAGCAGGCACTCGGCATCGACAACACGGACTCCGACACAGCCACCGCCTAAAAAACACCTACCACCAGCAACGCCCGTTTGGAGCACGGCGGTTCAACTCCGCCGGCGGGCCTGCGCTCCCCACCAGCGCGTTAGAAAACCGTGGGACGGAGTACAAGAAATGACCGCAGATACCCAGTCTACCAGCACCGGGTCTACCGAGAACCGGGAGCTGATGAGAGTGGACGTGCTCGCTGAGGACGGGCACCTCCACGAGTTTCGCAATGTCGTCGATGCGCACGAGCGTGGCGACGGCGTCCAAGTAACGTATCTCGACGACGGTGAGGAAATCGTCGAAACCGTGGGCGAGATGGGTGGGCGCATCGTGTGCGCACTCATACCGGCCAGGTACGGGGGACAGAGCGATGATTGACCCGGTCCACCTGGTGGTCCTCGACGGTGAGTGTGACGTGTTCGAGGACGGCTACGGGATTCAGCCGGCGCACCGCGTCGCCGTGACCGACTATTACGGTGACTTCGAGTTCCCTGGCTCGGAGGTGTATTCAACGGCCATCAAAGCGCACGGCGCCAACGGGATCGTCTACATCCGAGAGTCTGATATCAACTACATCGTCGACCTGTCTGACGACGAGTTCCGACCCGTCGGCGAGGAGAGTGCGTGACCATGACTGATGACTTTGTCCCTGTCCGCCGCGAGGTCGCCGAGCTTGCCGCCCAGGAGCTGTTCGAACAGGCGGAGTACACAGACGTCCCAGAACAATCGGACCGCCGTGAGCGGCTGCTGGAGGCCGCAGAATCGATCACAGTATCAGTCAATGGCGACCACGATGGGAAGCTCAGTCACCCGGACAGAGAGACGTGCGTCCGAGAGGAGGTGTTTCTCGAGGAAGACCCAACTGACGAGTACCTGGACGAGGCCGGGTGGAACGTCGTCTACAACTGTCCGATGTGTGGCCGGCGTTACGAATACTTCTACGGGTTCGAGGGCATCTACGACACGGAGACGAAGCGGTACATTACGTCAGAGTCGTTCGACCCCTCGTGGGAGTGGGACGAAGAAGACGGGTACCACGATGGACAGTGTTTCTCAATCCCCGCCACCGACGACGCCCGGTACGAACGGGTGTACATCATGGATGGGCTGTACGACCCACTCGATCACGAACAGATCTGGAGTGCCTGATGGCGGTTACGACACAGGTCCCGACAACACTCGCCGACTGGTACCACCAGCACGACTACGGCGCCGTGCAGGACCGGCTCGCCACTGTCCGAGACGTCACGCTCGACGGTGAGATCGAGCAGGCGGCCGAGAACATCCGGCGAGCTTACCACTTCGCCGTCCTCTCGATTCGGACGGTCAAAGACATCCACGAGCATGCGTTCGACCTATGGATGGACGGCACTGCGCTTGAGGACGCAGTACGCATCGCCGGCGTCAACTTTTACCGGAACAAAGTCGGTTGGATTCGACAGACTGAGGAGTCGGTTCACTGGAAGGGGCTTGTTCGGAGTGTTCGAGAACACGTCGCCCGTGACGAGCTCGGCTCACTCATGGACCTGAACGAACGACTGTCCGGTGTCCACTACGCGAAGTGGGGCTTCACACTCGCACTGTCCGGTGTGTGGGAAGTGATCTGTATCGATAGCAACGTCAAGAATCACTACGGGATCGACGGGCGACTCGATCTTCGGTCGAACGATGGGATCGACACCTACCGTGAGATGATCGACCGTGTGGTGCGCGACGTGCCCGGCGACGTCCCGCCGTTTGTCGCGCAGTGGGTGGTGTACGATTACCAGCGCGGTGAACACGCCACGCACGACCCGTACTTCGAATCGGCCTACCCGTTCGCGGAGGGTGTCTGATGGACATCGACGAGATCTACGAGCAAGAGATTGACGCTCGCGAAGACATCGTCGAGGCGTGTCCCATCGACATCTACGTCGCGTCGATCAACCCCTACTGGGCATACCCGAACAAGCTGATGTCGTACTACGAGACGCGGCCCGGCGTTCGTGATTCGTGTCGCCAGGTGATCGTCGACTCTGGGAAGACGCGTATCGGTAACATGAGCGAGATCATCCAGGCGGCTATCGACATGGATGCTGACCAGGTGATACCGCCGGACCCGACGCCATACACAGACGGGTACGACGAGCTCACGCCCCACGGCCACGCCGAGGAACAGGCACAGCACTACTGGGAGTGGTATCGAGAAGACGTCGACGGGACGATTTTGCTCCCGATCCACCCGCCGTATCAGCGGTTTATTGAGGAGCTCGGTCGGTGGGACCCTGGGCACATACTCGGGTACGAGGACGACCCGTACTTCGACTACCCGAGTACGCCTGAAGCTGAAGAACGCTACCTCGCCGGTGTCGAGCACTACTCGCTCACGTACGACCTGATCGGTGCCGCCGATGGCGTTGCGGTCGGGAGCCTCCTGGGCCTCGACGTCTTCGAGCAGATCACGGCACTCAAGCAAGTACGAGAGGCGGTCGGGCCGTACAAACACGTCCACGCACTTTCGCCGACCCCTCGGCCCGAGATGCTGCTGTTTCTCCGGCGAAACCCTGGGATTATCGACTCACTCGACCTGTCGACGCCCGAGACGGCGCCGGCTGGGAACAAGCTTCCCGACCTGCGGTTCTATCCGCAGATGAAGTACCTGTTCCCACCAGCCCATGCGAACATCAGCCCCGTCAGAGGTGCAGCGTCGACGATGATCGCGCTCATGCTCAACTTCTGGCTGAGTGAGTGGGTCAAAGAGGAGGAGTTGATGGAGATGCTCGAGGAGCACTACGACTGGGTCGAGCGTGAGCAGACCGCCCAGACCGGCCTGGAGGCGTTCGGACATGGCGACTAACCTCGTCGACGACGGTCATCGTCCCACGCCGGAACGAGACACGTTCCGTCACGTCTGGGCGAGAGAACGCGGGCCCTGGGTCGTCCTTGAGCGCATCAAAGGGACGCGAATGGAGAGCGGTGAGATCGTCGCTGAGTGCGATGACTACCTGGAGGCACTCGCGTTCGCTGTCGATTCCGAGACAGAGGACTGGGTTATCACGGAGATCGCTGGTCAGTGCTGCAACTGTGGACAGCTGGTTGTCGTCGACGAGCTCGCTGAGGAGCCGACGTGTCCACACTGCAACGACGTCCTCTGGCTGGCCGCCGAGCAGCGACGGTTGGCCGAGTTTGCCCGCGACCGGCTGGCGTTCGATATGTACTGGGGTGTTGCCTCTGGCGCACAGCGGAAAGCGATCCGTGTCCTTGCGCACGGATTCGACCATCGCGAGCCAGACAATCTCAACATCATGCTGAACTACGCGACGCAGAATAATCAGCTCCTGACCGAGAAGGGACTGGAGCTCATGACGAACGTCGAGACCCTGTTTATCGACTCTGGCGGCTACTCGTTCTTCGAGCGAGAGGGTGGATACGACACTTCAGACTGCGAGTACCTGCGATACATCGCCCGCGTGCAACCTGATTACTTCGCACTCAGGGATTACCCGTGTGAGCCTGACATCCTGGATGCACGCGACACGACCGTCCAATACCACCAGCAACGGACGACAGAGAAAGCCCAGATCCTGCTCGATATGCTTGATGACTTTGCGATCACGGCCACACCAGTTGCGGTCGTGCAGGGGTGGTCGCCCGATGATTATCGGTCACACCTCCGGCAACTCTATCGCGCTGGTGTCCTCGACGAGGTGGAGCACATCGGCATTGGGACCCTCTGTGGTCGCGAAGACGTTGCCCAGATCGCGACCATCGTCGAGGCCGTCAGAAAGAGTGTTGGACCGGACTTCAAAATACACGGGTTCGGTGTCAAGCGAGAGGCGTTAGAACGCCCGGACGTCGTCGAGTCACTCGACTCGGCCGACACACTCGCGTACAGCATGAAGCCGATGTACGATTCAATCGCTACTGGTGGTATGGTCGCGAACACGTGGAAACACGAAGCGCGAGGGTTCCTGGATTACTATGCCACGATCCACGAGTCGCTCAGACGAATCGAGCACGGGGAAGCCGACGAAGATATAGTCGCCCAACAGACGCTTGCATCATATGGTGACTGAAAGAAAGAGTTCTATTGGCACACAGTCTTGCGATTAGAACAGGTAAGAAAACAGAAACATATTTTACCTCCTACTGCATACATAGATTACCCACCGGGCACAGGGCCTGGTGGCGTGGAACGGAGTTACTGATGGAAGACGGACCAGATACGCATGACGTCCCCGGGCACGACCGGGCGACAGGCATCGACGACCCCGTACCGGACCGCGAGTATGGGGACCAGGACCACCGGCCTGAGGACGAGGTCGATCCCGCCGAAGACGACCGCTACACGATGGAGGACGAGTACGCGGTGGATGAGGTCGGCGGATATGGTTCCAGCAAACACTACGGCACGTACTGTGCGTTCGACTTCGCACAGGCGGCGGAACAGGCTCAGGATGAGCACCCCGCTCTCGACCTGGGCCTCGTCCATGTGACTCACCTGGAAACGGGAGAGACGCAGCATGTAGAGCTCGAGCCCACGGGACAGGACCCAGACGGAACGGTCGACGTGGCCACGGACACGGTTGAGCTCGAAGGCGAGATCGGAACGCTCGAGCCCGACGTTGACGAGGAGGAGATGGAGAGAGTCAACGACTCACTCGAGGACTGGATAACGACACTGGAGCTGAACGCGTTCCTCGAGACCTACGACTACCTGTGGGCCGAGTATCCGGTCGACGATGGGGAGGACGTTGTCTACGTCGTTCCGGATGCAGAACGGTCGTTCACGAACAAGGAGGAGCTCGCATACTTCATCCACCAGCTCGAACAGTACCCGAAGCAGGTGAGCGTCAGGGCACAGGTGCAGTGTCGCTTTGACCTGATGCTGGCGTCGCCGGATAGCGACCCGGAAACAGCCGCGAATGATCAGGTCGCATCGGCAATCGAATCAGTGGGCGTCACAGTTGACGGCGTGAACGTGATCGACGTCGAAGATGTCCCCAAGTATCCTGAGAGTGAGCAGGCCGACGTGGAAGACCCGATCCCAGACATCGGCGACACTATTCGATTCATCCTCCCCGGAGATGGTGTCGAACGCGATGGTGTTGTCAAAACGGTTCGCGGGTTCGACGGCGATATCGAGATCGAGGTGGAAACCGCGGACAAGAACAATCAGACGTACGTCTCTCCAGAGCACATCACGAGTGTCCAGCCAGCTGATGATGCTGACACGCCCGATCACGAGGTGTTCAACTGATGTTCAACCCAGTTTCATGGGTTCGACGGTTGGTGTCGGGGTCTCCAGACCCTGACCCCTCCCCTGTGGAGGCCGACATCGAGCCTCCGGAGACTGTGGCGCGCGATGTAGCACTCTACCCGGACATCGACGACATGATCGAGTTCGCTGAACGCCGCGGTCGGGTGCTCCGATACGATGATGCAGAGACGGTGGTTGTCAAGCTCGACGAGACACAGTCGATGACGCCGGTTGCTGTCGAACAGATCGACTGCATCGTTGCTGGTGGTAGTCCGCACCTCCCCGACCATGATGTGTTCGGGACGGAGACGCCTGACCACCCAGTGTTCGAAGCCGACGAGGACCTTCCGGACCACGAGGTGTTCGCCTGATGGCCGACAGAGGGCCGTGGGCGATCGTAGAACTGTCTGTCGGGGATCGAGCTGACCAGTTCTACAACGATGAGGGGGAGTTGCTGACGGTATCTCTCCCTGTCTACGGTGTGTTCGACGACGAGGAACTGGCGGAGGACAATGTCGAGGAGAACCAGACGGTGATCGAGGTGTTCCCGTGATCCTCGATGACAGGTTCCTGGAGGGGCTGTACTACGACGCCCAATACGGCGACATCGTTCGTCTCGACAGGGACGAGAAAGCAGGCGTTGTTATCATCCTCAGTCCGGACAGAGAGGAGCTCGACCGTGTCGACCCAGTCGACTTCGACGAGGGAGACATGTACCCAGTCCCGGAACTGGCTGTCGACGACCCAGCGACGTTCATGGCCAACGTCTACGAAGACGCGCTCGAGGTCGACGCACTCGATGTTCGAGAGTGGGCCGGGTACATGTACGCCAGCGATCGCACAACACTCGTCGAGGTTGAGCCATGACGGTCGTCGATGTCGTCATCTCGTTCGCAACCTCGGCGAAAGTCGAGATAGGCGATTACGACAGGGAGACCGCCTTCGGCGATGACTTCCCATGGAAGGAGTTCGACGAGGCACTGGTCGAGTATCTCGACTCACTCTCCGAGGACGAGCTTCGTGAGCTCTATCGAGAGCCAGAGGCGATCGCCATGGACGATCCGATCTTCGGCGGCTTCGGTGACGCAGCGGCGGACGTCGAGATGGAGGTGAACGATGGCGCCTGAACGGTACGCCTCGTACATCGAGTTCGAGGATGATGTCGACCAGGCGTTCAAGGACCTGGTACAGGAGACGCTGGAGCAGTCAGCGTTTATCGAGACGCACTGGGTCGGTGAGCATCTCGCAGTTGAGGAGGTTGAGTGATGTCGGGTGTCGAGTTCAGTGGAGAGACCGCTCGCATCGACGACACGGCTGACCACGACGAGACGGTCGATCACGTTCCAGACAACATGGCCGCTCACTTCGCGGGTGCCTATGAAAAGGGCGCGCTCGCGAGGCGACGCGGCGAAGACCAGTCAGCGAACCCGTACATCGCACGGTACAACCCAGACTCGGCGATGGGGGGTGAGTGGGGTCATGTCTGGTCGAACGCCTGGCGACTCGGCTGGGAGAACGAACGCCGTGAACAAGAGGGAGAATCGATCCTGAGCTACCGGAAAGCCTGGAAGATGGGGCGATAATGGCGACCGCTGACGAGACGACACAGGAGACCCTCTCACCCATACCACCAGCAGCCCGGTGTGTGAACTACGCCGACTGTGGCAACGAGACGCCTGGTGGCGAGGATGCTGGGAACATGATGTGCGATGCGTGTCTCGACGCTGCACGTGCTGGTGGGACAGGACACGACCTGGCGACGCCCGACGAAGACGACGCATAGTACGTAGACTATCTGAATCGAATCGAATTGAAGGAATCAACCATGCCATAACTGAACGGCAAACTGAACCGAAGTGACGTAGCAAGAGACTGAGATAGATGGCACAACACACACGGCCATACCCGTACGCAGAATCGCTCAAGAACACCCAGCTGATGGCGTTGTACGACCGAGGACCGTTGTTCTCGGATGAGCTCCCCAACGGAGCCCGTTTTACACCGCGCTCTCGCCCGTATGTCGGGTCGGTACAACCGACGTGGGGGAGTGGCAAGTCAGTCTGGTATCTCTGGGGAGACGAACGGCAAGCGATCCGCCGATTCGTTAAGACGTACGAGGATGAAGTACGGGACGCTATGGTTAGCAAGAACAGCGCACTCTGTGCTCGACTGGACGACGCTCTCTGGCGGATGCTTTGCGAGGAGTTCTACTGGGGCGTTGCCACAGACGAGGAACAGAAAGAAATTGGTGCACGACAGCGGCGGGTCCGATCGCAAGCCACACAGAACGAGATCGACGCGGAGGCACAGGATGTCTGAAGACGACGGCTCTACTGACGCCGATACTGACGTCGACGAAATGGGGCTGGACCCTGACAACGAAATCGTGTACTTCGAGCGACGACAGGAGGACGAAAGCGAGTTCCCTGATACGTATCGCGACGCGCAGATACGAGAACTCGCAAACTCTCGGGAGACGCTGGCGATCGAGTTGACGCTTCGCCAACTTCAGGGGTGGGCGGATACACTCGGAGCGAAACTCTCCGAACAGCGGCGTCGGGTTGGAGAAGATCTCGCGGCCGTCGACGAGGTGTACATCCTCTACCGGACGAGAGATGGAATCAAAGTCGACGCGAAGGGTGTCGCGTTCACACTCAGAGCGGCGAAAGAGGCACAAATGGAGCTGAGATCTGATCTCGACGAACCGTGGTGTGAGGAAATAGAGCTCGAAACACTCCCGTTTTTCACGGGCTAACTACGCGCCCTCACACGCACTCTAACGGAATCCGATGCCCGGCCCATACTGGTCCTTACTATACGGATACAACAGATACAACGCCTATACAGCACCTTCTGAGCGATCATTATGTTTAGATAATAGGGTTTTTATCCCATACCGCCATACTAACGGAGATGACACTGGTGGCCGAGTTCAGTGTGACGACGCCGATTCTGGAAGATACTCGCTTGTCGTTCCCACATATATCACTCGAGATGGTGAGTCTCTATCTCACAGAGGACGGTCAGGTAAAGTTAGTGCTATGGGTTGAAGGAGATGGTGAGGAGGAGTTTTTTATGGAAATGCAGCACGATATGACAGTGGATGACGTGGAGGTGTTGGCACACCTCGATGATGACTCCCGAATCCTGTGCTCGGTGGTACTGACTGAAGAAGCGTCAAAGATGACGTCATACTCACAGGTAGTCGAATCGGATGTCGTTTGGATCAGTGTGGTCATGCAGGGAGACAGGGGCCGATGGTTGGTTCGGATACACGACAGAGACCGTCTGAGCCGATTCGTTCGAGGGATACGAGACGAGAATAATGAATCGATTCAACTGGTGAGTCTGTACGACGATGCCGAGATGAAACGTGGTGAGCGAGGACGGGTAGAGGTTTCTGTGCCCCAGTTAGATGCGCTGTCTACCGCGTACGAGATGGGGTACTTCGACAATCCACGACGAGCATCACTCGATCAGGTGGGTGATCAGCTGGGGATCTCGTCTGGAGCTGTGAGTGGACGGATCAGACGGGCTGTGAGAACATTGGTTCGAGAGACCGTAGAGTAGATTGTGGGCGTGAGTAACAGATGGTTATACATAAAGTATTGATAGCGACACGGTACGTGTTATAGCCATATGCGGCGATTGATCGGTAGAGAGGAGTCTGGCCAAAACCACCGCCTAAACAGGTAGTATTTTATTTTTATGTAATGGTTTAATGTCCAACTCTAAATAGCTATTTCAGGCTCTCTAAGAACTGTTTATAGTAATTCTGTCTATTTAAGAAGACTGATACAACGTAACACTTATCTCCTAATCGCGACAAGGTACGAGTACCCCTCGGCGAAGGGGGTCGTCCCACGACGGGACGCGGCTACCCACACCTCCCCAGATGTCGACAGCCACACGAAACCAATCGGTAGAGATTGGTACAGAAACGACGACGCTCGTCCGGGTCGCTATAGAAGATGGCGACCATGGATACGTTATCGTCCAGTTCGAAACGGACTACGAGCCCGCAACGCACTCAGAAGTACAGGAGCGAGTGCGGGCAATGTGGAACAATCTCCCCGTCCGCGAGTATCGGACACTTGCCGGCCGAGTAGTTACACAGTGGCCCGGTGCTGTCGCTGGTGTCTGTGGTGGAGTTCTTCAACACGATCCGTCCCAAGAGACATGGCATTGCGAACATTGCGATGTCCGACTTCCCCCAGGAGTCTGGGCGGCTCATGTTGAAGGCTGCTTTCGCTCACAGTGGAGAGATCAATGACGACAGAACCAACTGACGTACTGGAAGAACAGAAAGCAACATTCGAAGCGAAGAATGAGGACTACTCGGACACGTGGATCGTGTCGGGTATCGCCCTCTCCTCGCTTCACGACGAGCCCGTGGTGCTCGATTCAGACATCGACCACATCGTGAACGGAAACGTTCACCGTCTCCTCGACAAGGTGCTGCGCGGCTACAGCGCAACGATCATCAACGACGACGTCAACTTCGAAGCGGCGGTTGACTCGTTCAGAGATGCAGCAACCTACGCGGCGATGCTCGCGTCGGTGCTCGAGGGAGAACCAACGGAACGGCTTCACACGGCGTACGATAACGCCCTCGCAGGCGGTATCGACGAAGGCGATCTCGATGTGCTGATCAACGCCCACGAGAGTAGTACACCGACCAGCATCGGCTACAGCCCGGAGGACCCGCGATGAGCTGGGACACCGAGTTCGACGACCGCTACCAGGAGATGGCCTGGGTCGTCGCAGATGGCTGGGAGATGCGTCCGGAGTACAGTAGCGACCGAGACTACGTCGCGCAACTCGAAGCTGTCCGCGAGGAAGTGCTCGAGCTCTCGCACGCGATCCGTGGCGAGGGACGTGACGACCCGTCGATTGTCGGTGAGGAACTCGCCGACTGTCTGATCACGCTCCACCTGCTGGCTGTGCAGTTAGATGTCAACCCCTGGCCATACTACCACGCCAAGCAAGAGTACAACATGAACAAGACGGGCACACGGACGGAGTCGGGCAAAGTCATAGACGACGCGTAAACCGCCATACGGCGGCAACGTACACACTTATTATCCCCCAGCGACTACAAGATAAGCACCCACTCCTGGAGCGGAGTGTATCAGAATAGAGTAATATGAGCCAACCAGACAGTAGTGTGCGCCTCCCGAAGAAGCAAACAACGGGAGCCACGCTCGAAGACCGACTGACAGAGAACGCGTACCAGCGGATTATTCCACAGCGATACCTCAAGAAGGACGAGAACGGTGTGCCAACGGAGGAGCCAGAAGACCTGTTCGAACGCGTGGCGAAGAACATCGCCATCGCTGAGGCGATCCACACGGACGAGACGGTGTGGATAGAACCCAGGCACATCAAGCCCGACCACCCGCGACGCGAGGACCTGATCCGCGAGGTATTCGACGACTACGGCATCGCTGATGCCGAGGGCATGGAGCCGACCACGGAACTGGACGAGGAGAACGCCAAGTGGGTCTCCTACGATACAATCATCGACGACCTCGACACTACCACCAGAAGCGTCGTCGAGGACACGAAAGAGCGGTTCCAGGATCGTATGGAGCGTCTGGATTTCATCCCGAACAGCCCCACCCTCGCCAACGCCGGCGACGAGCTCCAGCAACTCAGCGCATGTTTCGTGATGTCCCCGGAAGACGACATCGCTGACATCCACGACACGCTTCGTGATGCTGCGCTGACGTTCCAGTCGGGAGGCGGCGTTGGGTATGCGTTCAGCTACCTTCGACCCTACGGTGACCGTGTCGGCTCGACTGGTGGTATCGCATCGGGCCCGCTCACGTTCATGCGGACCTACGACCAGATGTGCCGGACGATCGCCCAGGGCGGGATGCGCCGCGGCGCGCAGATGGGTGTGATGCGAGTCACGCACCCTGACGTGATCTTCTTCATCCACTCGAAGAACAAGGACGTCTCACTCGCGCAGGCCCTCCGTCTGAACGACCCGAAGGACTACGTAAACTCGTCGTACGGGGAAGCCCTCGAAGAAGCCCGCGACACACTCGAGCGGTTCACTGACGACGAAGGACGTCTCGAACCACACCTCCGAAACGCTGTCGAGGCACAGCTCGCCAACTTCAACATCAGCGTGACGGTCACCGACGACTTCATGCTGGCCGTGGAGAACGACGAGCTCCACACGTTCATCAACCCGCGCACTGGACAGCCCCACATCGCGACCGAGGAGACCAAAGAGATGTACGAGTGGTTCGACCTGGGTCACCACGTCACTGTGGGAGAGCCACTACGTGTCCCGGCTCGCGAGATCTGGGATGACATCATCGAAGGTGCGCACGAGAACGGCGAACCAGGGGTGCTGTTCATCGACAGTGCGAACGCGGACCACTCGTTCCCGACGGAATCGACGCCGACATGGCGCGACGACGATCAGTTCGAGATGTCGACGACCAACCCCTGTGGCGAGCAATGGCTCATGGAGAACGAGGCGTGCAATCTGGGCCACATAAACCTCTCGACGCTTGTGGCCGAGGATGCACCCGACTGGCGAACGTACCTCGACACATACGGCGCCCCGAGTGGGTACGAACCCGACCGGTCTGAGATGGCATACGTCGTTGGTGATTTCCTCGAGAAAGCCATCGACTGGGAGGAGCTCGACGCCCGCGTCGACGACGGCGTTCGGTTCCTCGACAACGTCGTCACCATGTCGTCATTCCCCACCCCGGAGATCGAACAGACAGTACGGGATAACAGGAAGATAGGACTCGGGATCATGGGACTGGCCCAGATGTTCGTGCAGATCGGGACCAAGTACGGGAGCGATGTCTCGAACGAAGTGACCAGACAGGTGATGCGCCACATCAACCAGCGGTCGAAAGACGCATCGCTACGTCTGGCTGACCAGCGTGGGTCGTTCGAAAACTGGGAGCACTCGAAGTACGCCGACCCGACCGCCCACACAGACTGGTTCGAGCGCCAGACTGGAGAGGCGGCCGACGTCTGGGAAGATGGCTACCCGATACGGAACCACAACACGACCACAGTGGCGCCGACTGGGACAACTGGAATGATCGGAAACACGAGCGGTGGATGTGAACCGATCTTCGGTGTTGCACACTTCAAAAACGTCTCTCAGGACATCCAGGGAGACGAGCAGCTCGTTGAGTTCGACGACTATTTCCTCCGTGTCCTGGAGGCTAACGACGTCGACGTCGAAGCGGCGAAGACAGAGTGTCTCGAGCAGATGCAAGCCAACGAGTTCGAGGGGG